AGTAAAATCAGCTTTTTCAGACTTTTTTGCTGTTTCTGCGCTTTTTGACAGCACTGAGAGCGGATTCACCCAACCTACAGCTTGCGCACGCGCAAAAAGCGTTTTAATCGTCACTGAGCTTTTACCGTTGCCGAAGCTGTGCCACTTGTTGCGCTGTAAAACAGCGTCGTATTTGCTGCTAGTTTGTGACCAACGCGTCCAAACGTCGTAGGCTGCATCGCCAAGACCAGTTGCATGTAACGCCATTCCTGCTTCGATCCACTGCGCGTAATCGTCAGCATCTAAATGCTCAAGCGCATCTGCGGCCTCTTGCAGCTGTGCAGGTAACGTAATCTGTGCGCTCAACGACAATTTATTCACAGAATTTTGCACAGCAGCAATAGGTTCTACCATTAAGCGCTGCAACCAGATCGGCGCTTTTGCTGGCATAAAACCTTGCAGCACATCGAGTCCATCGTCCCACGCGTATCTGCGGCCGCTGTGATGTATTGACGGCTCTGCAACGATGTAGCCGTTCGCCTTAATGTCGATGCCAGCGCCGAGTTTGCCGCGTATCTGAGAGAAAGTCGAATCTTCGATTTCGTACAGATAGTGCCAGCCGTTGCCTGTGCGCTGCGTCGCTGTTTCGGGTAATGGCCCGTACTCGCGCACAATGTTTTCTAACGTCAGATCGCCCTCATTGCGCGTGTCTACGTCAAGAGCGATGACGCCGTTTTCGCCCATTGCGATGCCGACGTTGGCCCATGGCCATTCGCTCCACCAGCCTCTGACAGTAGTGCTATCGTTGCTTGCGTCGTTAGCGCCATGCAGCGTAAGCGGATGCTTGCCCGCTGACTTGCAAACAGAGTTGCCACACGTACAAGCGTTGTTTCGTATGCTGTGCAGCGGCAACACTTTGAACCCGCGCTCGACGTACTTTAACGCTGCATCAAGCAGCATCTTTGGATGCAGCTCGTAAACAGGATCAGTCATTTTCCGCAACCTCGCCATCTTTGAGTTTTGTTTCTAGCAAGCGCATACCGTAGTTGTTGACGCTTTGTTTTACAACAACGTCTGCGCGTTTTTTTAATACGTTTTTTCTGAATACGTCAAAATCAACGCGATGATGCCAGCGACCGTAGCGATAGACAAGACTTGCTAAATCAGGATGCCGATCAACAAGCATTTGTGATTTTGCTTTAGTACCGTCGCGTTGATAGTCCTCGGTGTTGCCGCCGCTGACAGACTGTGTTGCTGCTTTGTTTTGCAAAAATGAATAAAACAGCACTGTGCAATAGCCAGCTTGTAGCACTCTGATTGATAGATCAACGTCTTCGTTGTAGCGTAGCTCCCAACGCATGGGCATATCATTACGAATCAAAATGCAAGAAAAAATCCTTGTATTAAGTATGAACGGTTTGTTAACTGATCGTTCTTCAGCAAAAAAACGATACTGAAAACCTGCTTGGCCTATGTTCTCGTAACGATCGCAAAAATCTTCTGCTGCTCGAAAAATAGCCGCAGATTTGCAAGGTATGCGTTTGTTGTAATTCAGACGTGCAAAGCCATGAATGTTATCGTCTAGTATCCAGTGAAAAGACGCGCCTATGCTGATTGCGTGTTCCCAACACCAGTTGCGAGCGGGTATCCCGCCAAGCCCTAGATTACTAAACGGTAGCACCAATATTTTCGCAGGATCAATCACAGCAGCATAATTTTCATACTCTTGCGGCTCAACAACAATGCTGTACGGTACGCGCATTTCCTCGAGCGCGCGACTCGTAATGCGACTTTCCCAACGCCCTTTTGAAATGATGTAGATAGGATACTTAGGCATCATCTTCATCGACGTATACTCGCTTTGTGTCATTCTGGATGACTGGGTACATGATACTTTTTGTTTTAAACGTAATCCTACGACCCACAAGCTCAGAAAACTTATTCATATCGTCGACTGTTAAAAAATTCACAACAACAGAAGCGACAGTTTGTTTGTTTTCTTGAAAAAAATCAGGCATGTCTTGCCATTCTTTTTTCCAATCGAATTCTTCGTCCCCGAACAGATCAGACATTGTTTGCTCCTTTTGTTTATTTACGCGCTTTGCGCTGTTTGTCATATACGCTCAAAATGACTGTCAGCGAACCCTTAGTTAGATATTGCAATCTGTACGCCGAACGTTCTGGAACGTATTTCGGCCACTTTGCAACAGCTTGATAAGACACAGAAAGTGCTTCAGCAACAGCCTTTCTAGAGCCAAAATGTCGCACTGCATCAACAGTCTTCAATCGAAATCCCCTTTTTGATAGAAAAAATTGTTAAACTACAGTTGACCAATCAACCTAAGTTGTATAATCTGAGAAACATCAAGGCAGCACAAGCAATTTTTTAAAAACGATACAAACGATACGAAAGGGAACAAATGACACACGAAGAATTTGCTGCGTTAGTCAATCTAGAAGTTCAGATAGAAATTTTTCAAGCACAGCGCAAAGCATTGCTAGATGATTTGCACGAACAATTGCACGAAGCAGAAAAACGACTAAAAAATTGTCGTGCTATTGAAATTGAGACTGATCGTCGCACTAGCGTTGACGGTTACAGAAGCGTTGATGGCATTAACGCTGCAATGAAAACAATCAATGCACAAGCAGACGTGCTGAATCTTGAAAAATTAATCAGGGAGTACGAACGATGAACGGCGATCGGGCAGTAATTATTTTCACAGCAGTGCTTTGGCTTGCAATCTTTGCTGGCTTTATTAACTAAACAGGGAACTACAAATGGCAATTAACCTACAAGCAATTCGACGTAACAATGAATTAATGCCGCCACGCGTGTTGGTGTACGCACCGCACGGCATTGGCAAAACGACGTTTGCAGCTAACGCGCCAGCGCCAATTTTTATTCAGACTGAGGACGGTCTAGGTGCGCTCGAGGTCGATCATTTTCCGCTTGCAAAATCATACAGCGAAGTGCGCGAAGCACTTGCTGCGCTTGCTGGTAAGCACGATTTTGCAACAGTCGTGATTGACAGTTTAGATTGGCTAGACAATCTGATTTGGGAGCAAATCAACAGCGAATACGACGCTAAGGATTTGGCTTACGGCAAAGGTGCAGTGATCGCAGCTGATCTGTGGCGCGACGTACTCGATGCACTGAATGTGTTACGCGCGCAGGGAATGGCGTGCATCTTACTAGCGCATTGTGAAATCAAGCGTTTTGATAGTCCAGAAGTAGATCCATACGATCGTTATCAGCCAAAGTTGCAAGCGCGTAGCAGTGCGCTAGTGCAAGAGTGGTGCGACGCTGTGTTTTTTGCAAATTACAAAACACACATCAAACAAACTGACGTTGGTTTTAACAACAAAGTCTCACGCGGCGTCGCTACTGGCGAGCGCGTGATGTATACGAACGAACGACCTGCATATCTAGCAAAAAATCGTTATTCGTTACCCGATACGTTGCCGTTTAGTTGGCAAGCGTTTGAAAGTGCGATTACGACTAGCAGCAAGAAGTAAACTTTTTAACTACACAAACTAGGAAATCAAAATGGCAGCTTTAAACTTTAAAATTGAAACAGTAAGCGCAGAACCTGAAAAACGCGAGTTTGAAATGGTCGCTGAAGGCCGTTATGAGGCAATCATCACTGACAGTCAAGTTAAGCAAACAAAAGCTGGCAACGGCTCATATCTTGAGCTTACGTTTGACATACTTGGCCCTACGCACGCAGGTCGCAAAATGTGGTCGCGCCTCAACATTGAAAATCAGTCTGAACAAGCGATGAAAATCGCGCGTCGACAGCTGTCGATTATCTGTCGCGCAGTTGGATTGAACAGCGAGGAATTGGGCGACAGTGATGAGTTGCACGGCGTACCGCTTGAAATTGTTGTCGAGCATCGTTTAAACAAAATGTCTAATGAAAAACGCGCTGAGATTGTTGGCTACGGCGCAGCTGGCGATGTAGGCGCTGCGCCTGAGCCACGCGTAGCAGCGCAGCCAGCTGTTGCGTCTAAACCAGTGTGGAAAAAGTAACAGCATGAGCGTGCTGCCAAAAGAGCAGCTCACGACCGCAAACGCGATCCTGCGTCAGTATGAGCAGGTCGCGGAAAGCGGCCGCCGTGGGCATTTGGGTGCCTCAGAAATCGGGCACGCATGTAACCGATACCTATGGTTATCGTTTCGATGGGCAAAAAACCCGTCATTTGACGGGCGCATATTACGATTGTTTGAATCGGGAAACCGCGAGGAACCGCGTTTAATTGCTAACCTGCGCGCAATTGGCGCAGACGTACACGACAGGGACGAAAATGGCGCACAGTTCAACTTTAAGGACATTGGCGGTCACTTTAGCGGCTCAATGGATGGCGCAGCCAAAGGGCTACCGGAAGCGCCGGATGTTTGGCACGTTCTTGAATTCAAGACAAGTAATGCCAAAGGATTTTCCGCGCTGGAAAAGCACGGCGTAGAAAAAACAAAGCCACAGCATTACGATCAAATGCAAATGTACATGGGTTGGTCTGGCATGGACTGGGCTATGTATATTGTTGTGAACAAGGACACTGATGCGATCTACTCAGAACGCGTTGCGTTGCAACCAGCGCGATTTAATCAGCTGCTTGCTAAAGCGCAGCGCATTATTTCAGATGTTGAGCCACCCGATCGCATTAGCGAAGATGCAAGCAAAGTGCCGTGTGTGTGGTGTACGTTTAAAGATCAGTGTCACGCAACAGAAGCACCGCAGGTAAATTGTCGTACCTGCGCGCACAGTACGCCAGAGCTTGACGGCGATGCTCGCTGGTCGTGTCAAGTGCATAAAAAAGACCTAGATATTGCAACGCAACGTGCAGGTTGTGCAGAGCATCGACACATACCTGTGTTGTTGGGTCGTTTTGCTGAATTAATGGATGCAAACGACAATCACGTTTTGACGTATCGTAATAAATTGACTAATGTTGAGTTTCAGCAACCAGCATATAGCAGCGCAGAAATTACAGCGTGCGAACACAAACAAATGTTGGGTGAAAAAGTTGTTGATGCGTTTAAGCGTGAATTTGGCGCAAGCGTGTTTGACGGTATGGCAGACGATTTGCCGTGGGCAACGGTTGAAGATTTACAACCAGCTGCAAAACCTAAAAAGGGGAAAAAATAATGTCTGATACATTTATGTATGTAGCAATTATGTTTTTTGCGTTAAGCGGCGTTGTTGCGTGGTCGTGTTTGATCTTAATTGCAGGTCTTAGTTTGTTGACGTTTAGTCAGCGCAAAACGATTATTAAGGACGGAAGCGAGTTTAAACTATGAACGCAATCGAAAAACTAAAAATGCACATTGAACACGTTCTGATGCGCTTTAACTACATCGATCCAAATAACGATTATGTGGA